TTAGCAACGAACAGGGTAAAGCCGTTTTTCTCGATGGGGGGTTAATCCCATCGCTCAGCGGTGATTGGCAAGGCCTTCGGCTGAAATTGCCGCTGGCTCTCTGGGTGCTCCAGCTCGTGGCATTGCTTGCACAGCGTCTCAAGCTGACGTTGGCCCGTATCCGGATCAACCACGCTCAAAGCCAGGTCAGGCCGCTGCCGAAGGTGCTTGACGTGATGCACGATGTACCCCTTGCGGTAGCGCCCCGCCGCCTTGCAGTGCTGGCACTCGTACCGATCCAGCCGGAGGACTTCCAGCCGCAGCGCCCGCCACTCAGGCCAAGAATAAAATTTATACTCATGGCCCGCCGCCAGCAGTGAGACCAGCTCCTGAAGTCTTGCGCCGGAGATACCGGCACCGGCCATCTGTTCCACGGGCTATCACCTCCGGGCAAAAACAAAAGCCGATGCCAATACCCGCCGCAACGGCGGAGCATTAGCACCGGCTACAAGAGCACAGGCCAAAAAACAATGCAAAACAAAAACCGGTACCGACGCCCCCAACGCTGGGGATCATCGGCACCGGCTAATCATCGAGCACTGGCCACGGTCAATTTTCACGAGATGGATTGCTTTGCAGTTTCGGCACCAGAGCTGGAGATTATCCGCCACGGTGTCCGGTCTGATTGCCTGACTGGTCTTGTGTCGGCAGACCGGGCAAACTGCATATCCATCCTTTATGGCAAGTTTATCACCTTTTCTCATCGTTTGCAAGGCTTTTCCCTCACTTTCTTGCGGTTGTCCGTAGATATTCCGTAGGTTTCAAGAGGATACGCTATCTATAGATAGATATACTAAACTTTGTTATTAAAATAAAAGCGCTATTTTTCCGGGAGCAGATACCGGCTATACCCATAGAGCCCCCACCCGCCCAGCTGCGGCCGGTCCCGGCCCTGCATGGGCAGCGGTGTGGCCCCCTTGGGCAGCCGCACCATGCCGCTCTTGCAGGTTGTCACCTCCGGAGGCGGGATGTACTTACTCAGCGCCCTGGAGCAGCCCCACGGGTGGCGTCCCACCTCCGGGACCTCTTTCGTAAAATAGATTGCCAGCCCCCGGTAGCCGCCCTCTGACAGCACCCGCGCCCGGTCCCAGCGCACATCGTAGGCGCTGCCCCAGGTCCAGAGGTATTGCACTACGGCAGGTGGGAAATCTTGGTCACGCAAAAATGCGTGGATGTGGTAACGGTGGTCGCCGTGTAAGCCCTCCATCCGATAAACGTAGAACTCTACAGGCTTGCGGCTCCATCTCCGGAGCCGCTTGAGGAAGGCATCCCACACGCGCTCTACACCGGCCCAGTTAGCCGGAAGATGGGCATTGTCAAAGTTGAGGCTGTAAAAAATGCCGTCATAGGCAAAGAGCGCCAGCCGCAGTTCCAGCTTGTCCAGGCTGGTGCGGCTGAGGGCCGGCCCGCACCGGCCCCGCACCGCCCCTGGCCCGTAGCGACGGAGATATCCGTAGTTGTCCGTTACCAGCGCCTTGACCAACGGCCCCGCCCGCTGCCTGACGCACACAAACGGATCAGCCATTGGCAGGAGGCTCCGCACGGCTCAGGCCCAGCGGCTTACTGTCGCCCTCCCCGCAGCTGATCCCATCACAAAGGCTTTCCATCAAACGCTGCTTGAGTTTGAGGCAAAGATCCAGTTTTTCGCATTCCACATGCGTATCAACTGCCACACAGTCAGAATTACCATACAACCAATGCTCAATGACCGTTGAGCGTTTTTCCGGGCAGTCCTTGCAATCTGGCAAGCCCATATACGGTACGCGATCAATTTCCATCGGTTCATAACTCATTTTTTCAGTTTCCATGCCTTACCTCCCGTATTTGATCTTTTTCGCGTTTGGATACCGATCCGGGAACCGGATTAGCTCTGCCTTCCCGCCGATGATCTCCGCCAGCACCCGATCCATGTGTTCCTGCCGGACGTCCGCCTCCGGGTTCCGGCAGTCCAGCGCCGGTTTGTATTCCCGCTGAACGGCCACCCAGTTATGGGTGATCCGCATGATCCGGTCATAGCCCCAGCCCTCCGTCTGGTGGAGGGCCATCTGAAGCGTATCCATGGCAAACTGCATCGCCATCGCCGCCCCGGCGTTGAAGGTGGCATCCAGCTCCGCCTCCCGGCGCTGTAAGTATGCAGACTGTTTAGCCATCCCCGCCGTCCTTTCTCTTGCCGTAGCTGCAAAAGTCATCTGCGCACATCGTTTCAAATGATTTCATAACGGGCCACGTGCGATACGGGCACTTTTCGATTGCGGCGCAGTTTTCAAAGTCATAGCCCATCTGCATGGGGCAGTTTTCACCGGTGCACTTTTTCATCACTTACCCTCCCTTATGTCTCCGCCCCATTGCTCCGCCATGGCTCTGGCGATGCCGGGGAAGGTCTTTGCGCGTTTTTTGGCCCTATCCGTGGTAAACATACCTTTGTGCTGTTCCCCATGCTTATGGCTGTAACTGCCACTCGGACACCATGTTGCTGTCGGTTCAACGATGTTTGTCGGCTCCAACGGCTGGACACCACGCTCCCACAGCAAGGTTTTTTTGCTAAACGGGTGCCCGTATTGATAGGGCTGTATGACTTGGGTTGGCTCTGGATACTCAAAGACTTTACTCGGCGTCGGATTCTCAATCACAACTTTTTCACAATCCGCTGCCCAAATAGCTAAAAACAGCGCTTTGCCGCACAAGCCCTCATAATACCGCTTGATATTGAGCTTGCCGCCCCTATACAAGTGCCGCGCTCCGGCGTTGCTGGTTTTGGTGCAGGGCGGGAAAGCAATAATCATATCCCACCGCCCCACATCATGGGTCTGTCCGTCCATAGTGGTCACTTGCCCCCCCTCGATGGCCTTGAGCGCATCGCCTAAGATGTGCCACTCAGGATGCCCGCCGGAGGGTTCCTGTATATCACACGAGTAGGCTTCATAGCCCAGCGCACGGAACGCCTTACAGACTTCCTGCGATTCCTCGCAGGATATCAACACTTTCATGTGTCCTCCACCTCCGGCAGCTCCGGTCTTTTTAGCTCAAACTGACTATATGGCATAACACACAGCTGCTTGGAATCGCAGTCAGCCATGCCGCTTACGATGCCCTTGCAATGAGCGCAATACTGGCACATCCACGTCTTTCCGCCTTTTCTGACATCCGCAATTATCGACATAACATAGTTGCGTTCAAGCATCAGTTGTCTATTCTGCCCCCGCAGCTTTTCAATTTTCTGCTGGAGCGCCGCGATGTGGGTGCTCTGGTTGGCGATCCGGTCGGCGGCTGCAAGCAGGTCTTTCTCCAACCCTCCCAGCGGATCCATCATGTCCCCATTTTCCCACCAATCTGCGTGTTCACGCAGCGCATTTACGAGTTCTTGATCTCTCAAAACGGCAGTTCTCCTTCCTCATCCTCCGGGATCTCCCGGAAGTCCCCTGACGCAGGCGGTGCGGACGCTGTGTCCGATTCGAAACGCTGCTTGCTATCGCCAAAATACACATGCTCCGCCACCACCTCGGCGGAGCGCCGCTTGCCGCCGTCCTTGTCGGTCCAGTCCCGGAGCTGCAAGCGGCCCTCCACCACGGTCATGCGGCCCTTGGTGAAAAACTTACTCACGAAGTCCGCCGTGGAGCGCCACGCCACAATGTCCACGAAGTCCGTCTCCTTCTCGCCGGACTGGCCCTTGTAGTCCCGGTCAACCGCCAGAGAGAAGGACGCCACGGCGGTTCCGTTTCCGGTGTGCCGCAGCTCTGGGTCGCGGGTCAGACGGCCCATCAGTACGATATGATTCAGCATGATTTGTCTCCTTTTTTCCAGCGGCCCGGCATATAGCGTCGCCGCCTGTCCTTGATATACTCTACCATGTCCTCCCGCTCTCTGTAGGACGGCCTGGCCGCCAGCTCCGCCTTGTGGATATTCTCGTAGTCTGCCCACTTGGGGCAGACCGCCGGGTCATGGCACCCGATCCGGCGATCCGGGCAGTTTAGGCACGGAGGCGCGATCATAGGGCCACACCCTTGGCCGCTACCGTCAGAAGGATCACGGCAGCCACGGCGGCCGCCAGAGTCAGCACCGGGAAGACCCGGCTGCGGCGCTTTCCGCGCCCTGTATATCTCATGTGTCCGCTCCTTTCCCTGCCGCTGGGACAGGCGGCAGCCGCATCCACCAAACCACGGGGGCCTGGGCCTCAATGCCGCCTGGCATCATCCAGTGTTGGCCATCCCAGTCAAAAAACCGTTTCAGCAGCTTCCCGTCACCCAGGTCCACATAGGCCGCAAACTCTCCCGGCTCCGCCGGAGTAGTGCTGCCGGGCATCCATCCGGCGATCATCAGCTGGCCCTCCGGCAGCGTCGGCGGGGTCAACTCATCCGTCAGGCCGTAGAGGTAATCAGTGCTGACGCCAAAGCACAGCGCCAGCTTGGCGATTTTCTCCGATCCGCACATGGAGTTGTTCTCGCACGCGCTGTACGTTCCGGGGAACTCGTCAATGCTCTGGGCAAATTCCTTCCGGGTCATGCCGGTCTGGATCCGCAGCTCCTTCACCCGCTGGCAGAAGGTCGGAACCATCACCTTGTAGTCCAGCCTTGGGTCCTTCGCCGCCGGATTCAGCGGCGGTTTTTCCGGCTGCTCCACCGGCTTTTTCTCCACATACTTGCAGGCCGCCGGGCAGGTGTCCCGGTCCAGACAGGACAGGCAGCAGTTGGAGCCGTGCCACTCGCCGTATCGGTAGTCATGATCGTACATCCGCTCCGCATTCTCGCACATCCGGCCGGTGTGCTCACACTTCCGGCGCGTCACTGTGTAGCAAGTGGAAAACTTCCGCACCTCGTTGATGGTGCAGCTCCGTCTCTTGTCGATGATCCAGTCCAGCAGCCGGTATTGCTCGTCGATGTCCATCCGGGCGATCTGCAAGGCCGCTGCCTCTGGGATCTCGTCCCGCTTCCAGCGTTCCACCAGTCCCGGCACTTTCAGGCCGTTCTTGATGGCCGACAGGTTGGCGATTTTGGTGGCTTTGACTTGCAGGGCCTCCGCCACATAGTCCCGGATGCGCCCCGGAAGCTGCTCACCGGCCTCCCGGCGCTTGATGTAGGCCTCCGTCAGACGCTCCGCCTCATCGGCCAGCAGGGCATTGGACTTCACCCGCTGGCGGTTGGCCTCGATCACCGCCGCCTGCTCCTGCCCCTCCGACATAGGAGGCAGCACCCGGCACAGGATCTTGGAAAAGCGCGCCCAGTCCTCCTCGGTGCCGTCCTCCCACATGCTCCGGATCGCAGCCAGACGGCTGTGGCCGGAGATCAGGCGATAGGTGCCGTCACCGGCAGGGACCACCGTGGGCGGCTCCAAAAGGCCGTTGGCCCGGATGGAGTCCGCCAGTGCCCGCAACGTTTGAGGGTCAGGCGTTGGGTAGAAGTTCCGGGGGTTGTCCCGGATATCGTCAACCGGGATCTCCATCATGGTGTCCGCCACGCCGGCCAGCTGCTCACCCAGCACATCCATCACGTTAAATTTCCGTTTTTCCATCCTCAGCACCTCCCGGAAATTTCCTTCACCAGCTCGGCGTAGTCCTTGCTGGCCGCACAGTAGGGACGGGCCACCGGCAGCGGCACCTTTTGGAAGGTGGCGCTGGGCACAGCCTTGGAGAACCGGATCACCGTCTCAAACACCGGAAGCGCCCCGCCCCGGATGGCCGCGAGGGCCTCCTTCTCGTCGGCCATGTGGGTGAACTGCGTCACCAGCACGCCCAGCACCGACAACCGGGGGTTGATGGCCCGCATGTGCTGGAGCTGCTCCGCCAGATTGGCCATGCCGCCGGTGGAGTAGTAGTCCAGCCGGATGGGGATAATCACCTCGTCCGCAGCGGCCAGCGCCGCCGTACAGGCCGCCGACAGCGCCGGCGGGCAGTCAATCAGGATGAGATCGTAGGCGTTGTCTTGGTCCGCGTCCTCCTCGATGGCGTCCCGCAGATCCGCGATGGCCCGCTGCATCCGGCCTACGCCGCTCTGGGCCATGTGCCGGTCCGCCGCCAGCAGGTTAATGTCGGACGGGATCAGGTCGATGCCGTCATAGACGGTGGGCGTCACGAACTCCGGATAGTATCCGGCGCCCTCGGTCAGGAGGGCCAGCGTGTCCGCGCCCTCCTCCGCGTCGATGCCAAAGGACATGCTCAGGTTGCCCTGACTGTCCCCGTCGATCAGCAGGATCCGTTTGCCCTGCTTCGCCAGCAGATACGCCAGCGTGGCGGTGGTGACGGTCTTGCCCACGCCGCCCTTAAAATTCAATACCGCGATTGTTTTCATGTTCACCTTTCCCCCTTGTGTTTGCGTCAGACCGCAGCGCCTACGGCCTTAAAATGCGGCTGGCCCCGCCAGTTCTTCGGCTGCGGTTCCAGTTTCGGCCAGACGGCCTCCCGCCAGTTGTAGCCGGTAATGGGACTGCAGAACTCAACCGTGTAGTACCGCCCCGCCGGGTGGATGTAGATCACCCGCGCCGGGATCGGCCCGATGGTGCCCAGCTCGCTGGTCGCCTCCAATGTCGGCTCGATGTGCAAAATATCTCCGATTTTCATGTTTCACTCCACATATGCCGGATTGAAGGTGTTGGTCTCCGGCCAAAAAGATAAATTGATTTTTCCGGTGCTGCCGTGGCGGTTCTTGGCCAAAATGACCTCCGTCTGCTCAGGTGCGCCTTGCTCCCGCTTGTAGTCCGCCCGGTAATAGTCTGGGCGGTGAACAAAGATCACGCCGTCGGCGTCCTCCTCCATGGCACCCGTGGCCCGTAGGTCCGCCAGCGTAGGCCGCTTGTCCGTTCTCTGCTCATTCTGCCGGTTGAGCTGTGCCAGACACAGCACCGGCTGGTTAAGGGACTGGGCCAGCCGCTTGAGGGCGTGGGCGATCTCTCTTGACTCGTCCGCATCCTGCCGCTTGCCGGGGCGGAGAATCAGGCCAAAATGGTCAACCACCACCAGCTTGACATCCCGGCCCGCCCGGGCGATAGACGTGATCCGCTGGGCGCTCTGGGCGCGGCCATTGGTGCAGTAAAACGGCGTGGCTGCCTCCTTGCGGGTGGCCTCAATCATCCGCTTATACTCATCTGCCGTCAGGGTGTCCATCAGGATCAGCTTGCTGTCCACCTTGCTCAGGCTGGACAGCCGCCTTGCCATGATCTGCTCCCTGGACATCTCCAGGGAGAAATAATCCACCTTGCCCACCGTCTGGGCCACATACTCCGCAATGCTGACGCCCAGGGCGCTCTTGCCCATACCGGGGCGGCCCGCCAGGATGTACAATCCATCCTGCACCATGCCGCCGCCCAGCAGCTTGTCCAGTGCCTTAATGCCTGTTCGGACGTATGGGATATTGCCCTCGTCAATCTTGGCCCGGTAGTCCAGAAATCCGTCCACCTGCTCCTTCGGAGCCAGCAGCTCACTCTCCAGGCGCTGGTTGCTGGCCGTCATAGCCGCGTCCAGATGGGCAAGTACCTCGTCCTCTGGGGCCTGGTCCGCCAAGGCCGCCAGTCCGTCCTCAAGGGCCGTTTTCAACTCACGCCGCCTGGCCGCCCGGGCCACGATGTCGGCGTACATCTCCACATTGGCTGCCGTGGGTGTGATCTCCATTAGCTGAGCCAGATACTTCCGCAGCGTTTTCTCCTCCGCCAGGCTCTGCCGCAGCGCCTCCGCACAGACCGTCAGGCCGTCGATGGGCTGGCCGTCCCGGTCCATGGTGACGATCACCCGGTACAGCTCCCGGTTGAGGGCCACGGAGAAATCCGATTCCCGCAGGATAGCCGCCACCCGGCGGACGCATCCGCTGTCAATCAGCATGGAGCCAAGGACCGCCTGCTCCGCCTCCACGCTGGCAAAATTACTCATAAACGTCCACCTCCTGGCCGTCGATAATCCGCTTGCCCACGTAGCGCCGCCGGGGCGGCTCCGCCTCCTGGTCCGATTCGGACCGCTCCAGTGCCGTGTCCTTCCAGCGCTCGTTTTTGATCCAGCGGCAAGCGTAGGGGATGCCGATACCCCGCCGCCAGGTCTCGCCCTTGCTCTGGGTCTCCAACGCCTTGGTCATGGTCTGGATCAGCGCCTGGTCCGGCTTGAGCCTGTCCCACTCATGGACAGCGCCCACCCGGTCCTCGGCCCGGCCATGGGTCCGGTACAGGTTCCAAAAGGCCTCAAAAGCATCCGGCATCCATGCCGGAGTGGATTTGCTTTTCCGTGTTTTTCCACACGCATCCCCCATGGGGGGATATAGGGGGGTATTACTAGTATTATTATTTAATACCTTATATGACCCGCAATTTTCTGCGGGTACCCCCCTCAAATTTTTGCGGGTACCTCCGGGGTACCCGCAATTTTCTGCGGGTACCCTCCCAAGGTCAGGAGGGGCCAATTTCCGGCCGCAAAAAATGCGCCGCTCGGTACCTCCGGAGCCGTCTCTCTTGGGCTGAGTCTCCACCCGGATCTGGCCCACATCCTCCAGGGAGCGGAGCAGGTTACGCACCGTGCTCTCACTGCACCCCAGAAGGTCCATAAACTCCTTATTGCTGGCGTCGCACCACCCGTCCGCATTGGACAAGCGGTAGATCTCGCCAAAGAGCAGCTTGCCGCTGGCCGGGACTGCGTCCTCGTACAGCAGGTCCACCCAAATGATGGCAAACTGCCCGCCTTTTTCCGGGTATCGTCTCATATGTACCCCCCTTATCTTTCCATCCGATCCACGATCCGCAGCGGGATTGCCGCCACCGTCGCCACGCCGACGATCATGAAAAACATTGCCCAACCGGTCACAGGGATGCGCCCCCTTCCCGGCGAAAATTAGGGCTTGCGTGCAGCGTGGATCTTATGCTATAATTGATACATCCAACAGTGGTTGATCCAATACCACACACTTTTTCCCCCGAACGCTCTGAGGTTGCCGCCTCGGGGCGTTCTCTTTTTGTATTCGGCGGCGCATCCGGCGTGTACTTCACCTGTAGTGCCGCGCCCACGATGCCGTCCAGGTCCCGACATATGGCGTCGAAGTCCGGTCGCTCATTCTCATCAATGATGCCGTCCTCCGCAATGCGAAGCAACTGCCGGTCCCGGTGGCGCTCCGCAAAGTCCAGCACCCGGTTAATCAGCGTGATTGCCGCCGTTGGAAGGCTCTGCACGTTCACCTCCGGCATCACGCCCAGCGTGTCCGTGGCCTGCGCGTGCTCCAGCGCCAGCCATGGCAAGTGATACACCTCCACCATCTTGGCCACCGTCTCGTTCTTGGGCACCGTCTTGCCGCCCTCATACTGTTTCAGGCTTTCCGGTGACAGCCCAAGCAGCTCCGCTGCACGTTCCTGCGTCAAACCGGTGCTCAGCCTTGCCCTCTGGTACAGATTCGGGTATTTCTTATCCATTGTCTTTTCCTCCTTTCCGCGCTACCATGTAACCATCCACCGTGCCAATGGTACAATGGGGATGATGTAGCGCTTCCCAACTTTCTTGGCCGGGAAGCCGTCATTGTGGACCAGTGCGTCCCAGTCCAGACCCAGCAGCTTGCAGGCCTGATCCTTGGTCAAAACCTCCTGCTCCGGGAATTTGGCCTGTAAGGATTGCAGCTGATCCCGGAAGCTCTCACGCTCTCGTGCCATGTCCGCGCCTCCCTTCTCACGCGCTCTCCGTCCGCTGGACGATCTCCTCAATGGGGACGCCAAAGATCAGCGTCATGCGAAAAACTCTCTCCAGCTCCGGAGTCCGCTGGCCCAGCTCCCACTTGCTCACCGTGGGCACGGTGACGCCCAGCTGATCCGCCAGCGCCTTCTGGGTCATGCCGGCAGCCGTCCGCAGCTCCTTGACTCTGTTAACGATCATGATTGCTCCTTTCCCGCCTTGACGGCGTTGCCCCGGTATGGTATATTGTCCTTGGGGCTATGTCCTCTGTGGATATAACTTATCACTCAATTTAGCGTTTGTAAAGATAGATTTCGCTATTTTTAATGATTTTGGAGGTTCGTACAAAAATGAACCATATAGGCTTGTACAAATCCCCAAATATAGCGGATTGCGTTAAGGCATTGGCGAAACACCAAGGGGTAACAATCAAAACCATGCTGACAGACTTAGAATTGGGCTCCAATACAATGTCCAATATGAGGCATGATAGAATGATTGCCGCAGACAGCCTCGCCAAGATTGCTGATTATCTGGACTGCTCTGTGGACTACCTTCTTGGCCGCACGGACGACCCGCAGAGCCACCGGAGGGAGCACGGATGAAACGCTATGAAAAAGATTTGAAGCGCTTGCAGGCTCTGACGAAAAACGGCAGCGAACCGACAGATCTGAACGAGGCGGGGCTGGATGAACCAAGCGCCTATTTGCTCAAGTCTTTAGGGCTGGCCGAGCTGATCCCAGCCGGGGATAATGAATTCTGGATCACGCTGACTAACGATGGCGTTACCTACTTTATCGACAAGGCCAACGCACGGGCTGACTTTGTAAAAAATCACCTTGCCAACTTCGTAGTGGGCTTTCTTTCCGGCGTCCTTGCTACAGTAGCTGCAGCCTTGATAAGGCAAGCAGTGCTGCGATAATTCCGCAGATATAGCCAAAGACGTAAGTCCCTTTCATTCCTTGTGCCTCCTCTCTTGATGTTTTGGCCCCGGTGTGGTATATTGTCATTGGGGCTATGTCCTCTATGGCTATAATATACTCGGTACTTTCGGTACTGTCAACACTTTCGGGACTATTTTGTTACTTTCGGTACTTTACACAAAGTGCAGGGCGGTGTTTTTGTGTTTTATGATAATTTCATAAGGGCATGTAATTCCGTTGGGAAAACACCGTCTGCTGTTTTGCTTGAACTCGGAATAGGCAAATCAGCTAATACTCGGTGGAAAAACGGCCACGCCCCAACTGATGCCATTTTGCAAAAATTGGCTGATTATTTCAAAATAACAAAAGAGGAACTCTTAGGCAAAAAGGAACGCCCGTCCCCCGAAGGGGACGAGCGTCCGGAGTGCTGGGACTTGCTTACCCGCGAGGAGCGGGAGAAGGCACGGGAGTATATCGAGATGCTAATAGCTGCGCGAGGTAAGCGTTGACTTGCTCACGCTCCTCCGGCGTCAACTGGCGATAGAGCGCCAGGGTCATGTAGTCGCGGTCCGAATCGGACACAGTGCAAGTGATCTGGTTGCTCATGGTGATGCCTCCCAAACATATATTCAAGGCCCAAGCCTCGGGCCTAATTTTAACAGATTGGATGTGGAGCGAATGAAAAGGGGATTTTTAGCCGGAGTTCTGGCGACACTGCTGGTCATGTGTCTGGTCAGCACGGCAGGCGCCACCAGCGGCAAGGTACAACAGGAAATTGAGTATCGTGATATCAAGGTATCTCTGGACGGTCAGGTGCTGGATCTGCGGGACGCCAAGGGCAACACCGTGGAGCCCTTCATGTTCGCCGGAACGAACTATATCCCCGCCCGCGCTCTGGCGGAGTCTCTGGGCCTTCAGGTGGCGTGGGACGGCTCCACTGCTACCGTGGTGCTGACGCATCCGGAGGCCTCCAAGCCTACCTACATCACCCGCACCGGCAGCAAATACCACAACGATCCCCACTGCAACGGTGGCACTTACTGGGAAGTGCCTTACAGCACCGCCACCGGCATGGGTCTGACGCCCTGCGACAAGTGCGTCCACTGACCTATGGGCTGGAGATATCGCAAAAGCGTAAAAGCAGGCCCGTTTCGCCTGAACTTTAGCAAATCCGGCATAGGGTACAGCGTCGGAAGCAAACGCTACCGCGTCGCCAAAACCGCCAAGGGCACCGTCCGGGAAACCGTCACGCTTCCCGGTGGCCTGTCCCATGTGACGGAGCACAAAATTGGCAGCGGCGCAAAAAACAGCGCTCCCCAGCGCCGCCCCCGATTCCGGGCAAAGATCGTCTGGGGCGTACTGTTTCTCATAAGCGGCGCGGCCTATGGCGTCAAAGATCCGGAAACGGCATGGTTGACGTGCCTCGTGGGAGCCGCTTTGATTGGCTGGGGCGTGTACATCCGCAGAAAACTCAAAAATCCGGAACGTCCTGTTGCTGAGACGTCGGACGAAGATGAATAAGTAAGTGCCCCCGTCGCCTCTGCAACAAGCGGCGGGGGCACTTTGCGTTTCCGGCAGAGGGGGCGTCTGCCTGTCCGCAAGAAAACCGTACCCCAAATGGGCTGGGCAGCGCAATGCCCAAATTGGGGAAATGGGCAATATACTGCCGGATCGAATTTGAGACTTTATCTGCCCATATTGGGAAATTTGACACAGGATGGTGATTTTTTGACGATTCAAGACTTATGCAGAGATAAAAAAGCCGCATTGCACATGACGGCTCAAGACATCGCGGACAAATCGGGTGTGCCGCTGTCTACCGTCAACAACTTTTTTGCAAATGCGTCAAAAGCGCCGTCCATCAATACCGCAGGGCCGATCTGCGCTGTCCTGGGGATTTCCATAGATGAGTTTTTTGACATCGGGGATCACTATACAGCCACCGAAGAAACCTTGCAGGCTGAAAAAGTCGGCCTTGAAAAGCGCTTGTCCAATAAACGGCAGATCATTACGATGATGGAGCAGGGCGTCCGCATCCGGAACCGGATTATTGCCGCTCTGCTGGTGCTCCTGTGTCTGGTTGCCATGTATGCGCTGTATCTGGACTTCCATTGCGTCCAGATCGGCTTCTGGCGGGAGTAACCCATGGCAAGATACCCGAAATACTACGTCCGGCCTGACGGCCTCCACGAGACCATCCTCCGGATCAACGGCAAGCGTAAGGCCTTCCGGGGGAAGACCGACAAAGAGGTCTGGGAGAAGGTCAAGGCCTTTGACCGGGAGGCGGACCGCATCGAAACGGAAAAAGCCGCCGTATTTGAGAAAATCGCAGACGCATGGTGGTCGGAGATCGAACCGACCTTAGAGCACAATACCCAAAAAAGCTACCGTCCGGCGCTGGCCCGGGCCAAGACGGAATTTGCCGGGAGGGCACCCGGCGAGATCACCGCGAAGGAGATCGACCAGTATATCAAGGACTTCGCCGCCACCCGCGCCCGGAAAACCGTGGTGACCCAGTTGCAGATCATCCGCCAGATCTTCCGCAAAGCCGAAGTGGATGGCGTTATAAGCTACAACCCGGCCAGCGCCGTGAAGCCGCCCCGGAATCTGACGCAGACCCACCGGGACGCGCCCCCTCCGGAGCAGATTGAACTCATAAAAAAAGGCGCAGGCCTCCCCTTCGGCCTGTTCGCCTTCCTCGTTTATTACACCGGCTGCCGCCGTGGTGAGGCGCTGGCCCTCACCGGCGCCGACATCGACCGAAAGAAAAATCTTGTGCACATCAAAAAATCCGTGTATCATGTAGGCAACTCGCCCCACATCAAGCAGCCGAAGTCTGACGCCGGATGCCGGGACGTTCCGCTTCTTCCGGCGCTGGCTAAGCTGCTCCCCAAAAAGCTGGGGAAAGGCTACCTGTTCGCGGAGCCGGACGGCAGCCTCCTGACAAACGATCACTTTACCTCGCTGTACGATGCCTACCGGGATGCCAGCGGCGTCACCGTCACGGCGCACCAGATCCGCCACGGCTACGCCACCGCCCTGCTGGAAAGCGGCGTGGATCCTAAAACGGCGCAGGTGCTCCTTGGCCACGCCCAACTGTCCACCACCATGGACATCTACACCCACGTCCGGGACGGCCAGCTGAAGGCCGCTGCGGAAAAGATGGAGAAAGGCTTCTGAACACATATTTTCCGGCTGAACACAGTTTTGAACACAGAAACCCGCAGGCTGTTGAAAACAGTCAGAAAGAATAGGGTTCAAATCCCTCCTTCCGCGCCAAATGAAAAACCGTTGGAATTGCTTGTAATGCTTGCAATTTCAACGGTTTTTCGCTGTTTTTAACTGGCTGTTAGAGCCGGATAGAAACGGTTATAAGGGGATGTGCGAACACAGTTCCGAACACAGTCGGCCCTACTTTCCCGCTTGGACGATACCGAAATAGTAGGCAGCCAGCTTGTCCCGAAAACCAGGACCGTCTTTGTCAAACAAAAATGCTTGCGCCATCTCGCCAAAAAAGCCAACGGTCTTGATCCCATAGTGCAGCGCTACCTCGCTGTAGTCGGCGTACATCATATTTACGGTGATCCACCAGCACCACGGGGGTACCTGCTCTGGAGAGATCCCCATGCTGTCCGCCAAAGCGCTGGTCTGCTCAATAGGCCAGTGCGGGCCAGTGGTGCCGTCAGAGTTTTCCAACCCCGCCGCCCATTTTTCCGCTTCTGCCTTGGTAAAATCCATTTTCCAGCGGAGTAGCATGTCCCGTCTGGTCAAAGTTTTTTCCGCCGATGCGGTAAGGTTGAGCTGAGATCGGATCGCGTAAAGGATCGACAACCGCTCATAGTTTTTCCAACTGGACGGCTCAGCCTCCAGCCGTTTGATCCACAAGGACAACTCCTGCTCATCGATCATGGGGCCGCACCCCCTTATCCCTCCACGGCGTCCATGCAGCGCTGGATCGCGCTACGAATGGTATCATCATCGGCATCGTCCAGCATATCCCGAAGCTGACGGCGCATGGCCTCCCGGCCGTCGTCGCGGCTGTAATGGCCTCGGACGTAATGCCGACGGGCATAGGAGCTGCCACGGCTGTAGCCACGCAGATCATCGTCCAGATAGCGCCCGGAATAGCCGCGCTCGTCCATCGCCTCGATCTTGTCGATGTTTTTGATGGTGTCCGTCAGCTTGTGAGCGATATCCAGATCACCGGCACCCAGTTCGCCCTTGCGGATCAGTTCATCAAGCTCTTTGCAGAGCATATCCCGCAGTTCATACATAGATTTCATTCCCATTGTGTTCTCCTTTCTCAGCAAACTCTGGTAATGATAAGGTTCGCGTTTCTCACGTCAATGTCCTCGCCACTAACGTTGCGGATAGACAGCGACGCGCAGCAGCCCTTTGTAACGTCAACGTACTCGGATGCAGCCACGTTAAAAAATGCCCCCGCCGCTGCGGGCGTCACCGTCGCAACGGAGGACGGGAGCGGCTCACCGTCAACCGCAATGGCAACGGAGATGGGGCCGGGGGTTCCGCCGGTGCTTACGGCAATATTGCCGATAAAGTCCACTTTATAGCGGACGCGGCACTGAGAACAGTTACCACGGAGGTTAAGCAGGCCGGAGCCTGCGCGGTGCGTCACAAGGCCCTTGGTGCAAGGGATCGGTGCCTCGGTAAAAAGCACGTTCTGGTTTGCCGCTACAGTTTGCGCGGCAACAGCAGTGTATTCAGGCATAAAAAACTCCTTTCATAAAATCAGCGGCAGGGCTATTGCCCCGCCGCTTTGGTTTAGTATCGGCATGGGGCCGAACATTTTCGTGAGATCACGAAAAAGCTACGCTATGCAGTTGTCAGCAACCGCATCCGGCAAACTGGTTGCAGCAATAGGGATTCTGCACCGTGTAGGCCGGGATGGGAGAAGGACGGAGCTGAGACACCAGATAGCTGTTCTGTGCCGCCTGAGATGCGGCCAGCTTCAAACCCTGGTTCTCGCTCTGGAGATCCTGCAGCTTGCTCTGGGTCAGGAAATCGAGGATCGCGCGGCTGTTGCTGTTGGCGTTGTCGATGATGTCCCGCGTTGCGGTCTGGATGGTGTTGCGGGTGTCGCAGCCCTGCGTAGCCATGTCATACCGGAGCTGTGCCGTGTCGGCCCGCTGGTCGCAGCAGCACTGCTGGGCCTGCATCTGCATGGCAGTCAACTGCTGCATGAGAGCCGCCTGCTGGTTGCTGCGGGAAAGCTCGGCCTGTGCAAAGCCGTTTGCCATCGCCATGTTGGTGCCGTTGACAAGCTGCGCCTGCTGGTAAAATCCGTCGCAAAGGCCCTGATTTACACTGTCGATCTTGCGCTCGACATTGGCAAAGTCAGAGGTCAGCACATAGCCGTCGACCACGCCGCCGCCATTGCCGCCGTTGTTGCCCCAGCCGTTGCCGCCCCAGCCGCAAAAAACAAACAAAAACAGGATAATGATCCACCATGCACCGTCACCGCCCCAGCCAAAGCCGTTTCCGCTGCCGGAGGTGTTGGCGGGAGCCACAGGCATGGTCATCGTCGGCATACCGTCAGATAGAGACATAATATCTCTCCTTTCAAAATTTTATCAATCAAATCGTGGCCACGATTTTGATTACCGCAAAAAGCTCTCAAATTGCTTTGCCATTTCTTGCAGCTGGTTTAACTGCTGCTGGCTCATTTTGCCGGATTGCAGCAGCTTTTCCACCTCCGCTTTTGGATCGCCCTGAAACGTGGCGCGGAACTGGTTAAATTGCTGCATGAGCCGCTGGAATTGGCCCATCGGCCCCGGCATCTGACCGCCGCCCATGGCCTTAAAAAAAGGATTAGCCATCAGCGTCAGCCTCCTTTACTTTCTTCGCGGGCTTTTCTTTGCCCCGAATTTCGCCCACAATCGCCGCCAGACGGTCAAACTCCTCCCGCGTGACAAAATCCACGGCCTTAGCCTGCGGTGCGGCAGGCGGCGTCTGAGAGCGCTCTACGAGGTCATAAATTTTAAGGGACGGTTTGCCGCTGGCGTCCGCCTGCTTGAGATATACCGTTGGGGCCGTGCTGTCCCACAACGCCACGGCGGCGTTAGGCGCGATCATCCAGTTGCGGGCTTCTTTCTCACCGGCTACCCACTGGACGCCGCTCTGCGCCACCGGGTTTTGCGGAGCCTGCGGCATCTGGGGCGTCATGGGCTGCATCTGCTGCTGGCGCATCTGCATGAGGTTATCCGGCATAGGCGGTGCGTAATAGGGATTTTGCCATCCGTAAGGTGTGTAAGCCATTTTAGTCATCCTCCTTGACCCAGTAATACAAGATGTTCTCATTGCTGCTGTCCCAGCTGTCCCAGATCATGCCGTCGCAGACGCAGACCACATGGCCGGACAGAGCCAGAATATAGGTGCCTTTTGGGTGATCCTCCGCAAATTGCCCAACCGTGTAGCAGTCCGGGCAGGTGTCCGGCGCAATGTACCGCCGGTATCCGATGCTGCGGAGATACCGCCCCCAACAGGCGTTAGCCGACGGCATATCACCATCTAAATACCCTTGGATACAGAGCCGTAAATAAACCTCGCCCCACTCCATCCCGGTTGCCTTGACGATTGCCCGCACGGTGCAGTCCCCTACATTTTTCCCGCAGGGGTTGGGGTTGAAATGGTTATACATACTCCCTCCGATCATCGTAGAGCAGCTCGATCATGCGCACACAGCGTTCCAGCTCCGCCGGATCGGTCTGCGCAACAATATCTCGCGCCAACTCCGCCGGATACCCGCAGGCCAAAAGCCGTTCATACATTGTGTGCGCCTCCTTTACGCCTATATGATACAAAAAATCCGGACAGCCAAACTGCCCGGAAACTGCCTGTATTCTGCCCTCAAACTGCCCTGAAAATATTTTGACTTTTTTGCTTTTCTCTCTTGACACACCACCAAATTGGTGGTATTATAATAACAACAAGAGGGGCTCAGCCCAGGAGGAAAATAAAAATGAAAATTACTGATGGAAAGAAAACCGTAGAAATCAAGATTCAGCGCTGGAATGGTTCCGGATATGATCCGGACTGGAGCCGCGATTATTTTACCGCTGGTTCCCTGCCCTATGATGAGGAAACTGATACTTATACCGTTGAGGATGTTGATTATTGCATCGAAATGGCCAACAACAGCACCTGCGAAGATGGCGCTTGCATCAAATATGACGAGGACGGAGTCCTTGTCCCTGACGAAGATATGGTCGTCTTTGTTGACGAACTGAATTAAGGAGGATATACCATGACTGATAAACAGTTCAGCACCCTCTTTTTCGGTGCACTTGCCGACCAAGACCGGGACATGTATGTATCAGACTGGGCGCTATCTGACATCTGGGGGGATCCGGAAGGCGCTGACATCCCGGATGATCGGATCCAGTCCTTGGGAGCGTTGTGGGATGTGGCTCATATTACGATCCGCGAGATCAGAGCAGCCACTGGCTTGTCTCAGGTTGCTTTTGCCCAGCGCTTCTGTATCCCGCGCCGGACGGTGGAGAATTGGGAATCCGGGGCAAGCGCTTGCCCGGACTATTTGCGAATTTTGCTGGCGCAAGCCGTAGGGCTATACACACGGGGCTAAAATATGCGGCTCAAGGCGTGCGTAAAATGCGGGAAGTTTTTTCCCGCCATCAAAGTTGAGCAGCGTGTATGTGCGGAGTGTTTTGCGGCAGAGAGATCTACCACCATACGCCCACGGACTTGCCGCGAGTGTGGCGCGACCTTTGACGGTGGCCCTCGGGCTTGGTACTGCCCCAGTTGCCGGGCCATCCGCAAAAAAGAGTCAGCTGCACGATGCCACAAAAGTGGAACAATCCGGCCTCTTGGCAGTATTGACCATTGTACGATCTGCGGGAAAGAGTATATTGTCAATTCGGCGCGCCAGCGGTACTGCAAAGACTGTGCCCCGGGAGCATATCGTCAGGCGGACCGCGAGGCATCCAAAAAATGGAACGAGGAAAATAATTATTATGAGCTGCGGGCACAGAAGCCGCGAAGAGGTCAAAAAGTCTGCGTGATCTGTGGAAAACCGATTTCCCCCGGAACCCCTCGAATCACATGCTCTGAGGAGTGTAACAGGCTCCGGATAAAATGGCATCAGGAGCGCACCCAAATCAGACAAGGAACCCGGAAAGCGCCTACCACAGTCAACCGCTTGGACAAGGATTTTATGGCGCAGCGCAAGAAAAAGCGGGAAGAAAAATAGAAAAAGCCGTGTCCGATTCGGACACGGCTTCTCTCTATCCCTGCATATCATCCGCGATCTTGGCGTAGGCCCTTCGCCGGATTTTGGCTAACCCGTCCACGCTGACGTGGAGCCGCTCCGCCGTTTGGAGGCAGCTCTGGCCGTGAACATCCACCGCCAGCACCGCTGTTTCCTCATCAGGCGGAAGCCCTACCAGCCGGACGGCCTGCACCGCCCGGGCCGGGGCCATGGATGACAACAGCGCCCGGATCTCTCGGTTTGTTTTTTCCATGGGTTCCCCAGACTTGCAGAGCGCTAAAAAGCGTGGATGTTGCCATCTTCTGGCCCTCCTCTCAGTTAATCAGGATACCCCGGTCTGATCGCGCAGGTCACCAGCCCCACACGCCGCGTCCGCCGCATGACGGCCCCGCCGTTGGCGTCGTTCCCCATGCCGGTGTTGCCCTCCATGGTGGTCACGGTGCCGCCGCTGACTTCGGTCACAATGCCGCAGTGCTCTGTCTTTTTCCGTTTCCCGGAAAAATCGAAAAACACGATGTCTCCCGGCTTATAGTCCCCCGTGACGATCTGCCCGGGCGAGAACGCCCGATAGCGGTTGACGAACGCCGTGCAGCTGGCGGTTTTGTAGAGGTTGAACCCCGCCTCCCGGAACACCCACCACACAAACACCAGACACCATGCAAAGGCCCTGCCGCTCACCGCCTTCCCGTAATAGGCATCGTTGTACTTCACCTTGTTGGAGCCGGAGGGCATCTCAACGACGCCCTCCTGCCACTCCGCAATTTTCAGCACCGCTGCCCGGGTTTTTGGCTGAATGGTTTCCATCACACCCGCACGGCCTTGGTGGGATGGCCGCCCTCGTCGAAGGTGATGCGGTAATGGCCTTCGGGGACCCAGACCTCCTCCTCGGTGTTGGCCTTGGCGGGGTCACGCCGCATATAGTCATGCAGGTGCTTGACGTCCTCTGCAGGCGCACCGGGCCGGAAGCCCTCGGCCATCTCCGCCTCGGTCCAGTTGGCCACGCCGCCGTCGGGATTCAGGTGGAAGTTGGCACCGGCCTCCTTCAGCTCTGCGTTGATGGCCTCGATGGTTTTGCCAGCCTTGCAGCCCTCATTGATAATGTCAGCAAACTTCTTTTCCATAATATGTACTCCTTTCAAAATTCGGTTGATTCTCCAACCGTTTTCAACTGTTCTTGTCCTCGGCCACCCTCTGGGTGCCGAAGTAAAAGCCGATGACCACCGTGAAGATGGTCAGAAACTCGCTGCCGCTGATGCTCTCCCGCAGGGCCAGCACCGCAAACACCACCGTCAGGGTGATGGTCACCAGAGACTTCACCGCAAGCAGATTCCCCAGCCGTTTCTTGATGGTTTCCATAGCGTTCTCCTTTCATCGTTCACTGATATGCTCCAGATCCTCGATCCGGTGATTGATTACCTTGATCTGTTCCTCGATCACCGGCACCCGCTGGGCGAAACTGTTGTGCTCCCGCACTTCGCGGGTCAGCTCGTCCAGTTTCGTATCGGTGATCGCCTGCTGTTTGCCGTTGGCGATCAATACGCCCATCAGCGTCAGCCCCCCTGTGATGAGGGCGCAGATTATCGTCTCCGTCATAACACACTCCTTAAAAGTTGCAGTTTTAAGGCGTCTATATGCTTTCCGATTAAAAAAAGCCGCCTTGTCATCCTTGACAAAGCGGCGTGGGCATGTATATAATAGGGCCAGTAAGGACGGCTCACTTTGGTCGGTGCAGGTCGTTCCCCAACAGATTTAGAATCCGTAGAAAAGCCGCTGCCGATTTAGGTGGCGGTTATTTCTTTAGGTCAAGGCCTAATTTGATAGCCGCAATCACAAGCATAAGTAACGCAATGGTTTCTGCTGTGCTCATGCGGTCACCCCCTTTACGGGGAAACAACCGTACCGCTCTTACTGGCGAACCCCATCATACACGATCCGCCTTGCTTTGTCAATTTTCTGCGCCGCCCGCTGGGCGGCTTTTTGTTACTCCGCCTTCGCCGCGCCCCCAAACTCAGCAGGCACCAGCTCCGGCAGGCCGCACTCGTTGATCAGGATGTCCGCCACCTGCTGTTTCAGCTTCGGAGGCACATCCGCAAACTCCCAAGGCTTTTTTGTCTTGGTGTTGATTGCCTCCATGCAAATTTTGCTCGCATACAACATAGCCATCATTTCACTGCTTCCTTTCTGTAAGTTGAAATATAGGTTTAAGGCAGCCTCTGCCAAAAACTCACGCATAAACAACATCGCCCATCTCTAAAAGGCAGTTCTCCAGAAACTCCTGTTGCTGTGCCTGCATCTGGAGCTGACTTTTCAGCTTGCAGTTCTCCGCTTCCAGCTTCGCCACCCGCTCGTCGGTGGTGGGAGGCTCCGGCTCCGGGGGAGGCGGGGTATAGGTCCCGCCGATGGCCGCGCCATCGTAGGCGGGCAGCGCCCCGATCTCTGCGGCGAAGTCTGCCTCGGCCACGATCATGTTGACGATCACGCCGTCCTCTACGATGCAGTATTCCATAGGCTTCCTCCTTTACGCCGCGGATTTCAGGTGCATCCGCATTGTTATACATCCATTTCCGCCGCGGCCTCCATCGGTTCTCGTCGAATCTTTGACGCTGCTGCCGCCACCACCGCCACCGCCAAGGCCATCAACTCCCGGTTTGCCTTCCTCAAACGTGTTAGCTCCAGTGCCGCCACCCGGGTCTCCTCCTATAGCACCGCCATATTTATAATTATATTCCCATTGTGATCCTCCGCCGCCACCAGCTCCTCCATAAGGCATTGTTGTTGTAAAGGACCCAAATAGCGACTGAGATCCTGCTGCGCCTGGTGTTGGGGCGTAGCGGTAATCATCGCCGGAATAATTTGAGCTCCTTGCGCCTTTGCCTCCACCGCCATAAACGCCGCCGTCGGCAGAATACCCCATGAACGATGTTGCCCCGCCATTTGTATTACCACCAGCGCCAATAATTGCTTGATACATTTTGTTAGGTTCTGGCACGATCCCCACTTGAGTGACCACGGTTCCCATTCCGCCTCCGTTTCCACCATCAATGTAAAATCTGTCAGCCGAACTGCCCGGACGGCCTGCGCCGCCACCACCACCGATAGCAATATCGACTTCATTTACATTACCAGAAAACCTAACAGATGCACTACTTGTTATTTTGAAGTAATTTCTCGTTTTTACAATTAGCGTTTTTTCGTATGTACCTCCTGCATTTGCTTCAAACGAATCAGAAATGTCTTCGATGTCAGCATAATTTTCAACGCCATACGAAGCAGAATTTCCGGCAAAAATATAGCCAGAAGCTTTTCCGTCATCGCCGGTTTTTATATCTCCTCCATCAGCGGAAAACACACCAGCAAGCACAACATTTTTTAAGGGATTACCTGATTCGTCCTTTACCGTAACGGTTATATTTGCTGCTCCCTTGCTAATAAGCGAAAATTTATTTGCAATCCCGGCGAAGGCATCGTCCACCGTCCGATCCGCCGCGCTGCCGAACAGGGAAGCCTCCGTGGAATCCTGAAGCAGCGTGGCCTTACTCAGTTCTGTGCCGGGGTCTGCGGGTTCATCCTCCAGCGCCAGATACTCATAGCGCAGCAGACTGCCATCCTCACCGTATACGCCGTAGCGCAGCGCACCGTTTTCAAGGGCCTTCGTGGGTGTTCGGTCTCTCATGCTATCACTCCTTTGCTCCCGCACACCGTTACGCCGCAGTGGCGCACGGCAGCGGGGATATTGTTCAAAATCAGGTCAACTGCCAGCAGCACCGCCTCGATGCTGTTGGCCTCCGCCGTTGTCAGCCGCCGCATGGTCTCCGGCACTCCCGGCGTCCCCTCCGGCAGCCGCAGCGCCGCCCGCACCGCCGCCACGTTGTCCCGATACCGGGCCAGCAGAGATACTGTGGGCACATCGCTCTCGTACCATGTGTAGGGGTCCATCGTCTCAGCCGGTTCCTCCGGCTCCTCCCACGTCACCACCGGCCCCGCCGCAAAGCTGCCGGAACCGGTGTTGCCGTAAAACTTCTGCCCAATCAGATCGTACAGTCCCACGGCTCCGGTTGGGTCAATGCACGGCACGAAATCCCGGATTAGATTGCCGCCGTTTAAAATCGTGAGCGCGAAAATTTTACCGATCTGCGGCGTTCCGGAAAACCAGCCATTGTTTTGGTCACCCATTTTCAGAATGCCGATTTTTACGTTTATTCCATTGCAGGCGCTCGTCCAGTCCGTTTGTGATTTCTGCGTATCGTCCACATAGACGCGCTCCACGTGCGTTTCGCCGTCATACACAACTTTAATTGTTGCCTTTGCTCCGGATGCAATCCCGCTCATAAACTGCATATAGCCATTGGCCCCGCCATAGGCATCATTGGAAAATTGAGCAAGGATGCTATATGTGTAGCTGTCAGATTTGTTAAGGGCCAGTCCGCTATCCATATACTGCGTCCCGCTCGACTGGATATATTCCAGCTCCGTATACCCCTCCGGCAGGCGGGAGCTGGGCGTCACCGCCCGCTCAATTTTCACCCGCTTATACCCCGGCACGTTGCAGCCCACCCGGCTCAGCCTGGCCACCAGATCATCCAGACACGCGTCCACCCGGTTAAGGTCCGTCGCATTGTAAGAGCCTTTTTCGTTCCGGGCAGCCACGTCCTCCAGCGTTCGGTCTGTTATCAATGTGGAAAAATCAAACATACGTCCTCCGTGTCCGATTCGGACCGCTACTTGTCGTAATACACCACAGCACAGCCGGAAGCGCCCATCGCGCCATCCGCACCAACGCCAGGATAACTGTAGATTTTCCAATACGAGTGAGATGCACCACTCTCGTCTGTCCACTTAACTTTCTTCCGCCGGCCCTGTGCGCCGCCGGTTCCTTTGGCTCCGCCGTCTCCGGTTCCCGCCCTTGGCTTCGCCACGCCCGTCCGGGCGAAGCTGTCGCCGCTGGCCACGTCCGTGTAGCCGTTGTCGTACCGCTTGCCGTTGGCGGAGGAATACGCCCCGAAGGTTGTGTTTTCGCCAAAGGCCACCGGGAACTCCTGCCCCTCGTTGATGTTGATGGTCCCGGCCCATACAAGGCCGCCCAGACCGTCCACGCCGTCCGCACCGGCAGCGTCCCATGTGCCATCCTGTCCGCGGGTGCCATCGCCGCCCTTGCCCACGAGAATGACCCGCAGAGATTTCTTTCCCGCCGGGGCCTTCCATGTGCCGGGGGTGGTGATGACCTCCCGGCCCTGATACAGAAAGCTGCCGTCCGCCTGTAGCAGCTGGCTCTGGCAGCCCTGCATAACGCCATTGGAAAACTGGAACGTCTGCATGGTCAGCCGCGCCGTGGTGGCCTGACTCTCATCCAGCCACACCGTCTCCACGTCTCCGATCTCGGAGGACGGATCGCCCCGGCCCGTCAGAGCCAGCACATTGCCGCCATAAGTGGAGAGGATCAGCCGCGCCGCCGCCAGCGCCTGGGCCTGCGTCTTGATAAACGGATTGTCGATGCTCACCGTCTCGCTGGACGATGTGGCGTTGCCGGACACGATGTATTTCGTGTCCGCCCCATCGTTGAGGGTGAAGATCAGCGCCGCCACATCTCTGTTGGCCTTCATTACCGGGTAGCCGTTGAGATTGTCCAGTGTCACTTTGTTGCCCTCGCTCCACAGCGGCTCGGCGGTCAGGTCCCCGGTGGAGGCGTCCGCACGGGGCCATGTCCCCGTGGCCTGACACACCCAGCGGAGGATATCGCCGCACGATTTCCCTTGCAGATCGTCCGCCGTGCGCACCGTTACCGGCAGCGCCGTGTAGTTGAAGTCCACGTGCCACCGATCCTGGAAGTTGACGCCCAGTTGCGCCGCCAGAGCGCCGATCCACCCGCGCAGCGTAGTGGGGAGGGTGGCAGGTGCCAGAAATTCCCGGTTTGCCAGCAGGCCGATGATGTCCACCAGATTCCACTGCATCGTCAGGCCGTTGTCACCGGTTTTCCACCCGCCGGAATACTGGTAGAAGATCCCCAGCCGCTTGTACTCGTCCGTGCCGTCCGCCAGCCGGACGCCCAGAGAGACGTCAATCCCCTGCCGCTCCTCAATGGACTGGAAAATGCCGTTTTTGCTGCGCGGCTCAAACCGTCGGGAAAGGTTGTCAATCTTGAGGGTGCACGTGCCATACGGCAGCGCCGTGGCCGCGATGTTGCCCTGCTGCTTCACGCTGAACTCAGCGATCATACCGCCGTCCCAGCCCTCGTACACGCCGGGGACGATCTCCACCACCCGCATCCGCCTGCTGGGCCGTGACCACTTGGTCACCGTCACCCGGATGGCGTCGGGGTTGTTGACTGTGAAGCCCTCCAGTGATACGGAGGATGCCGTGTTGCCGGTGTACGTCCGTGTGTGGTACGCCGTGCCGCCCTGCTTGATCTCCACCGTGAAGTCCTCCGGAAGCCCGTCATAGTCATTGCCCGGGAAATACACGGAGCACGCCTGCAAGACAGACACGCCGGAAAATTGCAGTTCCACCCACGGCGGCGTGGGAAACGTTCCATCCGCACCGGACAGCACGTTGCCGATGTAACCCATCTGGCCCGCCGTCTGAGAAGGATCGTCCGGGAGAAGGTCCCACGTCCCATCCAGCGCCCACCGGTCACGCTCTAACGTAGCGTATTTGGTGGGATTGCCAAAAACCTTATCGTGGAGTTGCTCCGGCTTGCTCCACGGGATCTGCCCGGAGGTTTCCCCTGCACCGAACACAATGTCCGGGGAAATGATATCAATGACCGCCCGCAGCAGCACCCGCCGCGCGTCTCCTGTGATCGCCGCATGATACGCCTGCCCGCTTTTAATCATGCGGCGTCACCTCCCGCAGCGTAAAGCCTACATTGTGCCACAGCCCTACGCCATTCCGGGAGAAGGCGTAGGTTGGCTGTGTCATGGATTCCACTAAAAACGTGCCGGTGGCCATGGTGTCAGAATCGTCCGGCAGATACACCACCGGAAACGCCTTGCCGGAGCGCAGCACCGCTGCCAGCTGCCGCCAGAGGGCGTTGCCCATGTAATCGTAGCTCCAGGTGATCATCTGCACATAGCCCCGGACCTCCTGTACCGTCCGGCCGGAGATCATCTGCACATTAACAGACAAGTCCCCGGGATAGCATTGATACTTGTCCTTGCTGGTCTCCGGCAGATAAATGCCGTTGATAATCAACTGTGTCATGCCGTTGCCACCTCCGGGTTGCTTCTGGCCGCGTCCCTCAGATCAGGCAGAAGCCAGCTGGCGATCTGCTGGCCGTTTTGCAGGATGAGGTTGATCGTATAGCTGCCGCCGGGGCTTCCGGCGCTCTGTGCCGCAAGTCCGTTCACCAGACCGGCAGCGGCATTGTAGACGGTGTCCACCGTCGGCGTGGGGATGGCGTCCTGAATCCCGGAGGAAACGCGCTGCATCTGCCGCTCGAAGCCCTGACCAAGGCCCAGCGCCATATTCTGGCCGATTCCGGCAAACACCCGGGAGGGCGAGTGGATCCCCAGCACGCCCTTGACCCCGTCTACAAGGCCTCCGACAAAGCCGGAGATCTTTTCTCCGATCCAGCTGGCCATAGCCTTGATGCCTTCCCACAGCCCCCGGACAATGTCCTTGCCTACCTCGATGATGTCCGGCAGGGAATCCAAAAAGGCACTGATAATGGTATCTACCAGCGCCAGCGTGCCACGGAGCAGCTCCGGCAGGTTTTGCGCCAGACCCTTTACCAGCGATACGATCAGCTGGACGCCAAGCTTCAGCACCTCCGGCAGCTTTTCCGTAGCATAGGCCACAAACCTTGTGATCATATCCGGCCCCTGCTCCCTTACGGTTTCTGCAATGTTTTTCACTACGGACTCAATAACCGGCAGCACGTTTTTCGCCACGTTTCCGGCGCTCTGGATCAGTTCCTCGGTCAGAGCGCCGATATCGGCGTTCTGATCGCCTAGGCCCGTGACAAAATTCTGATATGCCGCCTTCATGGAGTTGATAGAGCCCTCCACGGTGGTGGATGCCTCCAGTGCCGTGGTACCGGTGATCCCCATTTCCGTCTGGACCGTGTGGATAGCGTCCACAATGTCCGCATAGCTTTCGATACTGTAATTGGTGTAGTTGCCTTGCGCGGCATTCAAAGCGTTGGCATCGTCGATCAGCCGCTGCATTTCCTCCTTCGTGCCGCCATAGCCCAGTTTCAGGTTGTCCAGCATGGTGTAGTTTTGCTTGGCAAAGCCCTGATAAGCGTTCTGGATGGACTGCATGTCCGTGCCCATCTTGTTGGCGTTGTCGGACATATCCGTGAGCGCCTGATCCGCCTTTTTAGCCGCCGCCTCCGTGTCGTTGCCCATGGATTGGAGCAGGGACGCGGAGAAGCTGGTCACAGTCTCCATATAGGCGTTGGCGGAAAGGCCTGCCGTTTTGTAGGCGTTCTCCGCGTTTTTGATTACCGTGTCAGCAGAGCTGCCAAACAGCGTTTCCACGCCGCCAACCAGCTGCTCATACTCGCCGTAGCCCTCAATAGCGCCGCTGATGAGAGACTTGATCCCGCTGGCTACCGCTTTGATGCCGGACACGATAGCGCTGCCCAGCAGATTTGCTTTCAGCACATCGCCAAAAACGCTGGTTTTCTGTCCGGCGCCGTCCATGGCGTCGCCTACGCCCTCCACGCCGGTCTCCAGCTCGTTGAGCTGCTTTTTTGTGCGGTTTACATCGGTAGTGGCGTTGTTCAAAGCCTGCTGCCACCGCTGCACCTCGCTGCTGTTTTCAGAGTAGTTAGTTTTGGCGTAGTCCAGAGCCTTCTGAATCTCGCCCAGGCGCTGCTGCTGGACCTCCAGCTGTCGGTTCAGCACGTCGGACTGCGCCGCCAGCTTTTTCTGGCTGTCGTTGTCAACGTCAAAAGCGGAGGTCACCGCCTTCATCTCCGTACCAAGAGTTTTAAGCTGCTGTCCCATGGTTCGGAGGGATTCTCTAAATTCCTTTTCGCCGTCAATGCCGATTTTCGGGCCAATATCGACCGCCATCGTCTCACCTCACATTTGGGATAATTTCGTCATCTGTCAAAGCGTGCTTGGGGGCAAAACCCTCCCGCTTGATCTGCTCAATGGCGATATAGTCCAGCAGCTCTCCGAACGGCACATCCAGCGCCTCGGTGTAGGACAGGCCGACGGCCATTCCATACCACAAAAACCACTCCGGCGCTAAGGGGCCGCCGGAGTGGTTTCCGCGTTTTTTCCGGGGTCCGCCTCCACGTGGGTCTCTCTGCCGGAGACTACTGCCTCCGTGATTTTTGTCCGGAGCTGGCCGAAATCGCTCAGATCCATCACGTCCAGCAGCTCATCCGCTGTTAGCGGAGGCGCGGTTTCCAGCCCGTTAATTTTGGCATACCGGGCGCCGCCGTCCATCATGGTCGACAGCAGCCACACCGCCTCATCCAGTGCCTTGAGCGGGTCATTGGCTGAAAGCGCCGTGTCAATGTGCTCCACGCCTCCGTAGCGTTCTGTCACTGCCCGGACCACCCGGGCGGAAAAGCACAGCAGGTGCGCCTTTCCGCCGATCTCAATACTGGCCGTTCTCATGCGGCGATCCCCAGCCGCGCCTTGATATAAGCCTCAGCCTGGGCCTCCGTGGTAAAGGTGGCTTCCTTTTTCCAGACGTGAGTGGCGGAATCATCCCGCATGATGGTGCCGGTCAGCTCCGGCGTCTGCCACTCGATGGACTCGCCCTGCGTGGTGGCCGCATCCTCTGGCACGGAAAACATCACCTTCGGCAGCACCACGCCCCGCCACTTATACGCGCCGTTGACCTTCTTTTTGATGATGAACCCAACGCCCAAATACGGGGTCACCTGCCCATCATCATAGACCAGCTCCTTTACGGAGGTATCCGTCACGCCATCAATTCCGGTGATGGCCTGTTCCGTCAGGCCCAGAATGGCCTTGCTGACCTCCTGACTCAGATCGGTAGTAGACAGGGTCAGGGTGCCGTTGGCAAAGCGACGATCTGTTTCCGCCAGTCCGTTGTCGCCATAGAGGTTGTTGTCCTCCGTAGTCTCAATGGAGATATTGGCCTCTGTGGCCTTGCCCATTACCGCACCGTCAGAATAGCTCACCACGCCGCCGGCTTCGGCATAAATGGCGTAATACGGCTTGCTCAAACCAATGGTTGCCATGTGCGCTCCTTTCTCGCGGTCCGATTCGGACACGCGCTCACTTCATAATTTTGTTGATCTCGCTCTCCGCCCGCTTCTGCATAGCGGTAAGCGCCTGCTTTTTCACCCGGCTCACCGCTTTGCCTACAAAACGGTTTTTGCTCATCCAACTGGTACCGCTTTCAATGGCCCGGGCAACCATCTGATTCGGCTGCCCCTGTGGCCAGCGCTTGGAGCGGATGTTGTTATACCCGTCAAAACCGATTTTGACATTATACATTCCGTCATTGTCCTTCTGCATGGATGTGATACCGAGGGTCCCCAGCAGCGCAGCTTTTTGCGTTTTTTTCGGCCCTCGGACCGGGTTCTCCTGCGTACCCCAGCCCTCGTCTGTGGGAACAGTCTGCAATTCTGCTCGGATAGCATCAGCCACAACCTTTGCTCCGTCATGGATGGCAGGGCCGCAGACTTTTTCCACAGTCTCTTTTTCCAGCCGGGTGAGCTTCAGCATGTATTCCTCGCCGCTTTTAAACGTGATGGTTGCCATTAGGTCACCTCCCACACCCACTCGTAGTGGATAAAGCCGGTATCCGCCTCGTATTGGACGGAGTTCAGCGTCCAGGAAATACCATGGGCGCTGAAGCTCTCGCCCAGCTGCTCGACCCAGGGGTCAAATTCGGATTTTGTAAACAGATCCGTGGTGCCGGTGACGGCGGTCTCCCCGTGGCCGTTGTCTCCGGGCAGGTCGTGGCTGCCGTCCTCCTGCCACACAAAATAGCGGTCGGATTTGAGCCGGGCGGCGTGGCTCACTGCGTCTGTCACCGCCCGGTGGGCGGCGATCACTCGCTCATACCAGGTGGTCATGGGGAACCTCGTATTTCTGCTCGATCCTCAGCAGCGTCAGATCCATGCTTTCCGGGAAAACGTCGGTGGTTGTCTGAACCAGATCGATGCGGTACTGCTTGCCGTCCTCCGTCACCGCCACATCCTGACTGCTCACGCCGGGGACCCGGGGAACGCGCAGAACCCGCTCGATTTGAGCCTGATTCTGTTTTCCCTCGTAATACCGTTGGATGCCAAGACGCCGCTCCTCGTACCGCAAAGCGGCCTTGAATGTCAAACCCTCCACAGGCTTGTAGCCCGGCTTCGCCGTATCTGCAACGGCATAAACCTTGACCAGTCCGTCGGAATAGGTCTGAGTGATCTCGCTGTCACGGCGAGGGCGATACGGCGCTTTCCATGACATACGCGCTCACCCGCCTTTCGCTCTGCATACTCAAAATGAGAGATTGATAGTTGTTTTCAAACACGTCCAGGGCGCTGTCTCTGGCGTAGCGGACGTATTCCATCAGCAGCGTCCGGGCGTCTCCATCCGCTGTATAGTCCTGCGGGCTTCCGGCCTTCTTGTCCAGGTACCCCATCCCGGAGGCGATGAGCCCGGATACTTTGGTATCCGTGGCCTCATCGCTCCAGGTGATGTTCAGGTAGTTCTCCACATCGGACAGCAGGCCGGGCGGCAGGCTGTTCCGATCCGCCATCAGCTCTTGGTGACGGTGACCGTGTAGGTCTTCTTGGCGGTGCCGTTAGCGGCGGTGACGTTGACCTTCACCGTGTTGCTGCCGGTCTGCCAGGTGGCAGCGCTGCCGTTGTCGATCTTGCGGTTGTTCACCAGCACCTCGATCTCCGCGCCTGCGTCAGAGGGGACGGCGGTCACGGTGTTGGTGGCGTTGGTAGTCTCCGCCGTATAGGTCACGGTGCTGGAGGCGAAAACGGGGGACAGGGCCTGAGAGCCGATAGACAGGGCGCTCAGAGTGGCGTCATCAGAGGGCGCGGTTTCCGTCACCTGCGTAACCTTCCAGGTGGCGGGCTTCAGGTCGGAAATATCCAGCAGCAGGAATGCGTTGTTGTCCAGAGGCATACCGTTGGCGTAACCCTTGATGAGGTATACCCGCTCGTCTTCCAGGAAGTGGTAGTGGTCGCTGTACTCAATGCGGCCGTTAGGCGCGGTGCCCGCCATAGCCAGATAACGGTTAGAGAGGCCCATCACTGCCTTGCCCCGGCTCAGTGCGGGGGTCTGAATAATGGTCATGGGGTAGGGCATCACATCGTTGCGATAGGTGCCGTCGGGGGCCATCAGCGTAGTGGCGGGCATTACCGTCTGGTAATAATCCTGCGGGTTCACCAGCAGCAGGATGTTTTCCACACGGCGGGCCTTGCCGTTGGGGTCTGCCGCCAACAGGGAGATCAGGTTGCCCACGGTGGCGGGGCTGAGATCCCGCACCTTTACGGTGGCTTTCTCAGGATAGGCGTTGCCGGAACGCACCACGTTGTCGCCCACCTGACGGGTCATGCCGATGGGCTTCTTGTCACCGTCGCCGGTCACGATGCCCGCCTCCATGCCGTTGGCGAATGCCTCGTACAGCACTTCGCGCACATAGCGGTCCAGCCACTCAGGGCCAAGATCCAGCATGGCCTTGCACACCGGCAGGAAAGCGGAGAGCTTCAGCAGCTGGGCGGGAATCTTCTTAAAGCCGGAGGTCAGCTCCTTGACGATGTCGTCGCAGAGATCGCCCCAGGCCGCCTCCTCATAGCCGTTGGTGTTCACCATGATCTCCACTGCGCCGCCGGTGGCCCGGAAGTTGATGCGGCTCAGCAGGGGGTGATTGGTCTGGAGATCCTCGAAAACGGAGTCGATCACCGTCTTGGGCAGCACAGCGTCCATGCCGGTCACGGCCTGCCGGGGATCAATGGACTTCATGGCCTCGCCCAGCTTTTGGTAGTAGGCGTGCTCCTCGCCGGTAAGCTGGTGGACGCCACGGGCCGTCAGGATACGGCTGTCCATTTCCTGGCGAAGGTCGGCAAGCTGCTGCTCATACTCCTGCTTCACGTCCAGGCCCACACGCTGGAGCATTTCGTCAAAGGCCGCCTGGAAACCGGCAGGGTCATTGTCGGCAACGGCCTTCTGGATGAGGGTGCGGAGCTCCTCGCGGCTCCGGATGTCATTGTTCTGCATAATGTTCTCCTTTCATTTTCAGCCAAACAGGCTCATAATACGGTTTTTCTGCTGGGGTTCGGGCCGAGGCTCCGGGCCTTTCGGATCAGGGGGGCAAGGCGGTTTATGACCAGCGTCCGCCGCCAACTGCCGGAGCTGGGCGGCAAGACTTTTCTGCACGGTGATCCGCTGCTCCAAAGTCAGGTTGGCCTTTTGCAGCAGAGCCGCAGCCTGGGTCATATCCGCGTCCTTTTCTGCGTAGCGGTCGGCCAATCCCAGTTCCATGCACTGCTCCGCCGTCAGCCAGGTCTCCGCGTCATACATTTCCTTCAGGGTATCCGGGTCCAGTTTGTCACCGGCCTTTTGGAGATAGGCTTCCATCCCCGCCTGATTGATGGTGTCCAGATTGTCTGCGGCCTTTCGCAGCTCAGCTGCGGTTCCGTAAAAACCCATGCTCATGTTGTGGATCATCATGAGGGCGTTGCGCGGCATCACCACCGTGTCGCCGGCCATTGCGATGACCGAGGCGATGGAACAGGCAAAGCCGTCCACATACACCGTCTTGTGGGCGCTGTGCCGCTTGAGCTGGGTGTAGATGGGCGTGCCCTCGAATACACTGCCGCCGTAGCTGTTGATGTACACGGCGATCTCCGTCGCCTCCGGATGCTCCGCCAGAGCGTCCCGGAAGGCGTTGGCGCTGGTCTCGCTCCGGATCGTTTCGTCGGTCCACCAGTCATAGCTGTCGCCCTCCACATCTCCGTAGATGTAAAGCTCCAGTGTCTTGGCGTCCTCCGCCCGCTGCTTCAGCGCCCACATCCTCCGGTCCTTCTGCTTGGGATTACTCATTCCCGCTGTCTCCTTTCTGTGCATTCATCTGCTGCGCGGCTTCTTGGATCCGCGCAATGTTCAGGGTCAAAAAGTGTTCATCGGCCCACGGCTCGTTGATGGTGGCCTGGTTGGCCGCCCGCAGCACATCGTTGACCGAGAAGGCGCCGCTGCCCACCAGCTTTTCCACGTTGGCAGCGTTGGCAAACATGTCAAAGTGGAGGATAGCAGAGGAATCGACCCGGACAAAGTTGCCCTGCTTCCAACCGTCAAAGCCATACCGCTTTCGGGTGATTTCCTCTTGGAGCTGATCGCAGATGGGGTCAATACACTGGGTCAGAAAACGGCTGTTGGCGTCCGCTGTGCCCTGAACGGTGCCGTTTACCAGCACAGCGGGGATCAGAAAGCCCCGGGCGGTAAAATCGAAAATGTCCTCGATCAGGTTCCGCACGTCCCGGCTGTCGCCCACCTTGCCATCGCCAGATTTATTGACCTGCTGATAGTCGTAGCCGTCAAACTCCGGGAGCACCGCCGCGCCGCTGCCAAAAAACGGTTTGATCTGCTGCTCGATGATCTTGGCAAAATTTTGCTCAAAATCCTGCGTGCCCGATGCGATCTGATTAACATGGACCTTCCAGTGCTGCCCACGCTCCCACTGATAGCGGCTCATAGCCGCTGCCACCAGCCGCATGTAGGACTGGCACAGACCGTCCACCACCGGGCGCATGGCGTTGTGGTGGAGCTTTAAATGCATCACCTCGTTTTCCCGGAAGGTTTTTTCATAGGCGGTGTCGCCCACCGTCACGTTAATGTACTCATTCATCCGCATCGGCCAGAAGGTGCTCTGCTGCCAGCTGTCCGCCACCATCACCGCGTCCATGCCGTCCCGCCGCTTACTGGAGATCACCAGCGCTTCATTGTCCAAAAACAGTTTGGCGATCAGCTTGTGCCAAAAGGCGGAGCTGTTCTGGTTCACGTTGGGCTCCACATTCCACAGGTAATACTCCTGCTCCTGGATCTCCTCCCGCCCCCGGAAGGTCTTTACCTCGCAGCGGCCCACGGCGTTGGCCACCATGTTCACGCAGGTCCAGAAGGAAAGCTGCCGCGCCTGGAAGTCTTCGGCCGCTGCCAATAGCTCCTGACAGGAGACCTCCGCTGTGGCGGTTCGCTCGCCCTTTCCCGCCAGCCATTCAAAAAATCTCAATCCCATAGTTCAGCCTTTCTCCGGTCCGATTCGGACCGTTATAGTCTGATGGCCCCTATCGGCGGGGCCGCCAGCGGAGCGCCGGTGCCCAGCAGCGGTTCGATCGTCATGCTGGCCACCAGTGCCATAAAGGGGTCTGTCTTGCGGCTTTTCGCTTCAATTTTGGCGTAGATAAAGTTTCCGGTATCGACACCCTGCTTCCGTGAGCTGCGGACCCTCTTGGTATTATTCACGCCCCATCGAAGGTGCGGCTGGTCGCCCCAGTAAAACAGCTCCCGGTCAAAGCATTCCTGGATCACCGGCTCCACCTGCATGATGTCTGATGGCCGCACCAGTTTTACCCGGTTCTTGTCCGCCGCGTCAAAGCCGATGGCGCGCATACTTTCGGAAACCAGCGTCCACCGGTAGTGGTCCATTGCCAGCGCCTTGATGTTGTAGCATCTGGCAGCGTCCTGGATGTATGCCGCGATCAGATCAGGGCTGATGCTCACATCATCCACCGCCGTCAGGTGTCCTTCCTTTGCCCACGTCTGCCACGGAGCCTTGATCCGCGGCAGGGTTTTGGATTGCAGGCAAATCCATGCGTGGTTGATGTCAAACCGGTCTGCGCCTCGCCGGAAGTGGAGGTTGACTGCCGCCCAGTCGCTCAGCTCCGCATAGTCCAGCCCTACCGTGCAAGTCCAGCCACGCAGATCAGGCTGTGGCTTATTGGTCTTGAGGATCTTTTCATAGTCTGTCACGCTGATCTCCTGAAATCCGGCCCGCAAGCCCATTCGCTTTGTCAGAAAATCGCCGTTTTGCTCCGGGTGCTCCACCCAGTCCCGGTATTCGTCCGCCGTTTCTTGAAACAGATCCGGCAGATAAAACAGGGATGGATTTGCCATGTACCAGTTTTCCGGATCATGGACCTGCTCCCGGGTCTCCACGCAGCAGATGAAGGGAAGAAAGCCGTTGTCCGGCTCGTTTTCAAATAAGATCCGCCGTCCTCTGGCCAGATAGTCATCCAAAGGCCCGTCATTGACTTCGCCGTTGGAGGTAAAGATCCCCACGCGGGGCTGAGCTACCTTGCCCTGACCGGTAATAAACACCTTGATGTTGTTGTAGTTTTCAAACTGGTGGACCTCGTTAAAGATCACCATGCCGGAGCGCATACCGTCCCGTCCCTTGGGGTTGTTGGTGCGGCCCTTGACCACGCCCCGGTTTTTTCGGCCCTGCACCAGCTCCTTTGTGTGGTAGTAAAACCGCTTCAGCTTCGCTTCGTTCTTGGGTAGCTCCAGCGTGTTCACCAGATCCAACACCGGCGTCATGGCCTGTTCCTCGTTATTGGCGCAGATATCTACGTTGTAGCTGCCAACCGGGTTGTAGGGAGAGGTGGCGCACATGGAGATAAATGCGATAAAGCCGTCCTTTCCCGCGCCACGGCCAACCATGGAAAACAGGGTCTTCCACCGGGGCCGTCCGTCAGAAGTGTAGGTGCACATCCAAAGCGCCGTCAGGAATTGCTCCCACAGGAAAAGATCTTTATACGGGAAATAGCGGGACAAACTCAAATACCGCCGAAGCTGCTCTGTATCTACCAGCAGATCTTCTGTCTCAAAGCACCGCCGGATATGCGCCGCCAGGGCGTGCTGCTCCGGGCAGGCCCGGGGCTTGTCCGCCTCCACCGCCTCCAGATACGCCTGGACCTCCGGCGGCAGCTTACAGTTCATCGTCCATGCCTCCCGGCACGTCCGATTTTGCGGCGGCGTCCTTAAAGCCAAGTGCCGTCCATACGGCCAGCATTTGCCGGGCAATCTGAATTTCCAAAGACACGCTGCGATTTTCCGTAATGCGGCCCCGGTCATCCATTACGGAAAGACCGCGCTCAGCCACATCCGTCTGCAATTCCTGCCGCCGTACCCAGAAGTCCAGATACTCGTCCACCTTGTCGGTGTACGCTTTTTCCAAAATGCCTCTGGCTTCCAGATTGTCCAGCATGGACTTTTTCAGTTCCCGGTACTGTTTGGTTTTTCTCCAGTCCTTTGTCTGCTCCATAAGGCTCCTCCTTTCCCGCTTCTTTCCATCCGGCGCACACGGCGGCTCTCGCATGGCAGCCAGAGCCGCCGACAGGAGGATCAAACCCGCTGCGGCGCAAGCGCCGCCGTGTGCGTCGGGGGAATGTGTCCGAATCGGACCGTGCCGCCCCACCGCGTCTACATCAATACCCCGCGCATCCAGCGCAGGCCTTCGGCGCAGGCAGGGCGGAAGCTCCGGCTCATGACCCGGCCTCCGTGGTAGGGCACGGAGACCGGAAGGGAAGAAAGAGTGAAGCCGGCACAGGGGCCGGGTCACAAACCGGATCGTGTTTTTCCATCAGCCAAAATCAGCTTTGTTTTCGCCCTGCAAGTCGGGTTTAGCAGATTAAGGGGATCAAAGACCGGCGGTAGCCTTCTCAGCCAAAATCAGGGCTGGCTTTCTCAAGACTCCGCAGGGCTCTGCCAGATATTGCTGGCCCAGCTGGACGCTTTCCGTAACCAAATCTGCTTCTGTGCCCTTGAAACCGGCAGAATCATTTCCGCGCCTGCGCCGCCTGCGCGTCACGGCGCCGCGCACGCCCGTCGGCCCCTCTTTTGTCCTG